GGGGTTGGGCGGTCTTTCCAGCAGTGAGTCCATATGACCCACTCGAAGAAAGAATTCCATGCGTGAACTTCAAAGTAATCGGGGTGTAAAACAAAATCGGGGAGGGGCAATCCTTCTACCCATAGTTGTGGCGGCTTGTCGTCGTAAGCATATCCCATACACAGAATGCGTGTCGAAGGATGAAGTGCGTATGCATATGCTCCTGCTTTTCGTATATCACATTCGGAATATGTTTCGTAATCAAAGTGAACTTGGGTCATTGGCGTACCTTCTGCGAAGAATAAAACTGGAGGCTGACGAGTGCCAGCCCCCAATAATTTAACCCATCATCTTGTCAAAGTCTACAGATACTGCGTCTGCACCTTGGACATCTGCTGCTACTGGGATTTTGCCGAACACTTTCGAGCCGTCGAAGGAGTTGCCGAGAGCTTCCCCTTTTCTAACAAGCTGAACGCCTTGAAGACCAAACCCAACGCCTTTGGATTTGTTATCATAAGCATATGTGTTCAACGCGCATAGAACGTAGTCCCCTGATGCAATCTTCCCCTTATCAAACTCGCGGGATAATGCACCTTGCTGATCCCACAGGGCTGGCCCCGCATCAGTGGTGTTCTTTGCGTTGATGAAGAAGTGACCTCCGTAAGGAGCTTCTCCGGGTGTTGCTCCAGATGGGACGCCGGTTGGCCCGGACTTGTCGCCGTCACGCAACGGAATACGAACCCCGTTAGGTGTTTCAGCTCCCCATTTCAAGGTCATCGCGGAATGGATGGCATCCTTGACCTGCTTCACTGTCTTGGTATCACTCTTATCGATGAGAAACATCGCAGAGTATTCCATGTTGCCTGACAGGTCGTTCTTTTCCTTGTCGAAAATCTTCGCGTAGGAGATACGCACCGGGCGGGTGTGGTCGTTCATATTGATCGTCATCTTTTCGCGCAACTGCTCTTCGTTAGTAGACATAAAGTCTTCTCCAGTTTTAAGGTTCAATGGATCTGAACTCGACCTGTGGCTCTGGGATAATCTCATCCCTTGGGTCACTGTTCGTCGCCATTGTACGTTTACCTCTGGGCTGAACCCAAAGATTAGAAATAAGATCGTCGGACTCTCCGGCGACCTTGAGTAACTTCACCATATTTGGCGGAGTTAACAACTTACGAGGCTGAAATATATCTTCATCCCCAAATTGATTTTTGGATAATAGCATACTCACTTCGGCTTCGTCAACCCACTTTCTATTTCCCGCTCTACCTTGCACTAACTTGTAGCCGGGGATAGTCGTACCGCCTTCCATCAGGTTGAATGCGTAGCTTTGTAACGCCTTGCACCAGTCAATAATGCCATCGGTTAATGGTATTAATTTACCGATTTCTTCGTTAGTAAGCGCGTGGGCTTCCTTGAGATCAATCTCTACCTCGGGTAAAGGATGAAATATCTTTGATACTGCCTCAATGCTATGTTCCGCAAGAGCTTTACAAGAAGACTTCGCTTTGCAGAACTTGCACTGCTTGTCCCCCGGATGGAATTCTAACTCTCCCGCCCACGCTTTGTTAGCCGCAGGAGACACTACATCTTGCGCCCACGTCTTAAGTTCGCCAACGGTTGTCATCCATTCATCGATATGATCCAAGCGAGGTTGTACAATTACGATGTTAACGAGATCCTCATCACGAAAATCAAAAGCCATGTCCATTGTGTTTAGTATACCCAGAGCGTATAACATACCCTGCGGGTTACTATCAGCAAAGACTCTTACCCCTTTACCCATCTTTAAGTCAACGCAGTGGATGATCTGGCAGTCGGCATTCTTGTCGAGCTTTATATAATCCGATGTGCCAAATCCTTCTGGAACCCAGTTAGAAAAGTCAACTCGATGTTCGATGAACTCATGCTGCCCTGCTAGACCGTTACAGTAATCTAGATACTGTTGGACGGCTTCAATCATCTCATCATCAACTGCAAAACCCTCGGGGTAATTGTCAGAGACGTTGAGTTTCTGTCCTTTGTAAGATAGAGCTGGACATACATTTTCCAGACACATCTGTGCAAGCGTGTGTCCGGCTGTACCATACTCTGCGAACTCGGATGTTGTGTCAGGTAGGTCGCTTTCCAAGGTAACTGACCCCGGACACGTTATCCATCTATGTGATCCACTGGCTGATAACTTCGCGTGTGCTAGTTCGGTCATAGTTCACCTTCTATAATCTTGTTTCCATCCTCGACGAACAAATGGAAATCCGCAGGTGATAATTCGCTGATTCTTTCAGCCCCATACTTTTTGAGAAGTTCGAACGCTGTCTCTTTACCTTTAGCACCTCCTACACCTAACAATACTTTTTGGCATTCGGATACGGTGTAGACGTGTAATTTATCTACTTCATCTACAGGGTCTATAACGGATTTAATTGGGATTGGTTCCTGCGGTGGGGGAACTACTTTTAGGTGGGTGGCATTTTGCGCTTGTGTTTCCGCCGCCATCTCCAGTGCAGTGAGAAGGGCTGCCATACACTGTGTGTTCTTGTCAACTACCCCCGCTAACATATAGTATGCCAGTGTAAGACGGTCTTCCAAAGTTTCTTTCTCTTTTACGGGTGCATCAGCCTTCACCTTCGGCTTTTTTACCTTCGCCTTGACATCCTTGGTCGCCATTATATTCTCCTGTTTTGTATTTTAAAGGATTGGGGGATTATCAGCTAGTCGTCCCCCGTCGACCCCAATGAAATCGTGTCGTATTTATGCGCCCAACACGACACCGGCTGATTCGATGAAAAACAAGGCGCGGTTATCTTGGCAGTACTACGCCAGTTTGATCTTGGTATTTACCGTCTCCATAGGGTGTCATACACGGCTTACCTTTCCAAAACATAAGTTGTGCTATTCCTTCACCAACTAATAGTATCACAGGTCTCGAATTATGGTTAGTTATTTCTAAAGTTATTTGACCTGTCCATCCGGGTTCCAGTACAGTGTTCTGTACGGTCACGCCGAGTCTAGCATAAGTTGATTTATCTTTTACCATAGCTACTACATCATGGGGCATCGTTAGAACCTCCACGCTGTGGCCTAATATGAACCCACCAGCGGGTAGCACTAGGGTATCTGAAGTTTGTCGCTTAGAGTAGTGTTTTCCTTCACGCATCGCGCCGGGGTTACGAGGGTCTAAATCCCCCGGATAGTTTGTGGTGTACTCGATGAACTCCTCACCCAAACGTATATCATATCCATATGAACTTAGCCCGTAGCTAGGAGATCCCTTCTTCCCGTGCTCAAAAGGCTCGATCATGCGCTCTTGCTCAATTTCAAAGTCGGACAATATCATCTGATATCCTGTCCGTCGGAATCAACTCCTATCCAATTGTCTTGACCCTCCGGTTTGTATGCGTTGTAGTTGTTGCTGATTATATACATATGCGGCCTTGCCTCCTGAGTTGTCAACCATATTTCGTTCAGCTCTGGGAAGTGTTGTACTTCGTCACACGGGTGGACTCGCACGGGGTTGGATCTCATGTGATATTTATATTGGATTTCATGTACCCCATCTTTATCAATCGTTCTTACTGTAACAACCATGTTACGGTCTTGAACGGGTTCCCAGTTGGTGATTTCTCCTGCTGAACTCAAAGACAACTCTAGCACAAACGCTAACACTAGCGCAAATAGAATTTTATTCTTCACGTTATTTCCACGATATTATCGCAAAGGGGGCTGGCATCACCTTCACAGCTCTTACCCATTTTAAGTTTTACCTTTTGAGGCCCATACTCTCCTGACGGAAATTGCTCGGGGTTTCTTTCAACCGCCGCAACATGACGATGTTCGACTTCGCTTGCGGGAACTATATATTTGAGATTCATGTCTTTGTCGAACACCTTCATCTCGTAGAATACTTTACTCATTGTTCAACATTTCTCTGAACCATTTGACATCAAATGACGGACAGGTTTTGCCCGGGTCGAACTGGTTATGTCCGTACACGTCTTCAGGTGTGAGGTGATAAGATACGAGCAGCGCACGAACTAAAGTCGGCAGAGTGTCATATAGTTGTTTGCCAGTAAAGTGATGTTTTCCTACTAGACATATTCCTACGCTGTCGCTGTTGTGCCCCTTAACGTGAGCGCCGGTCTTCTCTATATCTCTGCCACGTTGGAGGATGCCATCGTCTTTAGCGCGGTATTTATACATCGAGCGTTGTACGCCATTTGTAATTACGAAATGATAACCCACTCCGTCCCACCCACGCTCTTTATGCCATTCATCAATGTCTTTTACCGTTCCCCAGTCTGAATCAGAGCAATGGATTACGATCTTTTTTATTTCTCTCAATGTCCACCATCCTTGTGATAGATTTTATATTTGATAGTTGAATATCATTTGTTCCATAGATCTTCTTGTTACTTTTATCATAGTCCGATGTACAACGCAACAGCTCTTTACTGTATCCGATGTAAAATCCCACGGTTACAGCGGTCACATATCTCTGGTTAGTCGCCGGAATTACCTCTTCTATATCAACCCACCCAGCGCCGTCGTCTTTCTCTGCGTCAACCCACTCCACCAGTATGATGTCAAGAGTCTTTAGAGATTTGAGTTTAATCCTCAACTCTTTTTTAGTCATGCGTTTAAACCTCAAATAAAAAAAGCCGCGCAAGGACGAATCCTTACGCGGCTATGAAGACTGTAATGTCAGGAAGGGCAAGGCGTACCCGTAAAACATTATAGTCTCCGACTTAGTGTCTAAAGTAACAACATACCAGATACCCTGCTGTAAAACTCAGGGCGTGAAAACGTTCGTCCCACATTAGTTTGTAAAACTTCTCCATTGTCATACCTCCTTATAGTTTGTCATGGTTTCTTCTGTTCTAATAGGTGTTTAAGGATTATATTCAGATCCTGCCTAATAGGCGCTAATTGATTTTCTAGATATTCTCGGTCTACGAGTTTTGATTCTAGTTTATCTATACGTTCATGGGCTATATCAATCGACTTGAACATCCGCTTACATATCCATAGGCAGACGCCGAGTACTGCACTTGCTCCAGCTACGATTAATTCATTAACTTTGTCCAATTACTTTACCTTTCCATCGGGGTTTCTGCCAATTCGCCGCTCATCTGGAGCTAATCCATATCGCACTCTTATCATAGTATCAAGTCGAATTAGATCTGATTGAGCCACCGTAGTTTTGTCGATTAGCGCGATAACGATTTGTTTAACATCTTTTATATCTGCTTCAGTTTGCGCCTGTGCTTCTGTAATCTTCGCTACAATGGATGTGAGGATATAACGAATGAGCCACCATCCACCAGCCGCGAAACCAATCGCTGTGACCATTGGTATCCCAATTTCTTGAACCAGATTTGAAATATCATTCGGTGCGACCACATTGTGACTCCCTAAATTCTTCCATCGCTACATCGCCTACAACACTTCCCGCTGCTGATATTGTGAAAGATACAGCACTAGCGCAGCTAATTTGAGACACTATTAGCATAAAAAGCACCGCTTTTATCACTCAGATACTTCAACCCATGCCGTTGTATCTTCATCCCAGCGATACATCTTGTCATCATCAGGCATAGCCGTAGGCGGTTGCCAATCATCACTAGCGTCCAATGCCCAACTAGCATAAGGCTGTGGATCAAGAAACTTATCCTTAGCTTTATCGTAGGTATAGCCTGTGCCAGCGTATTGTTTCCTAAAGTTATTGTTGTAACTAGTCTGTACCCAGTTAAAACTGTCACCAACTGCACCACTATTGATAAAGTTCTGCTCTGCTACTATTACTCTTTGCACTACACCTTCACTGTTAATTTCTGCGAAATGAGACATCTAGTTATCCTTTATTGAAATTCGTATCTTACGATTACTACTCCTGATCCGCCTGCGCCACCATTCCCAGAGCTAGTGCCATTACCTCCACCACCACCGCCAGTGTTAACAGTTCCACCAGTTGCAGCTTGGGTAGCCGCAGTATAATCTCCACCTTGGCCTCCACCACCATCACCCCCAGTAGATCGACCTCCAGTAAAGCCAGAGTAAGAACCACCCCCGCCCCCACCAGCATATATAGTGCCGTCAAGCCACTGTAATCCATGTCCACCAGAGCCTCCAACCGTTGCTCCACTCGTGCCATTCGCCCCTACCCCAGAAGCACCGCCTCCGCCTCCAGCACTAAAAGCGTTCCCACCCGAACCACCAGCATAACCTTCAACTGGGGAGTGACTACCAGCGTTTCCTGCGCCCGATGCTCCAGCAGAACCAGATACTCCTGCACCACCACCCCCTGAACCACCAGAACCACCACCATTACCAGAACTATATCCTGATCCGTAACCACCACCACTTGAAGTTGTAGAGCCGAAAACAGAATCTTGACCTACAGTTCCATTTTGGTGATTGCTTGTAGCCCCTGCACCGCCACCACCAATAGTCACAGTGTAGCTCGTAATTGATGGAGAAAAAGATGCTATAGCACGATAACCCCCCGCACCACCTCCACCAGCGTAGTACCCTGCGCCTCCTCCTCCTCCACCCGCAACAACCATATAATCAATTACTTGGCCTACGGCAGATACCGCAAAAGTACCAGAAGCAGTGAAGGTATGGTATCGATATGACCCTGAAGTCGTTATGGTTCCTCCAGTTGCTGTAGTAGGTAAGAAAGGCTGTATTCCTGAACCATCTCCAATATTAGTCCAAACATTTGCATTAGTAGTTGCATCAGTACAGCAGTACATTTCTCCTGTAGTAGTTCTCAACCATACAGTACCAACACCGCCACTAGGATTAGTAGTTCCAGTAGGTTCAGAGCTAGATTTCGTTATATCACTCGGCAAACCTGTAAGGCTTGCCCCTGATATAGCTGGCAAAGTCCCTGTCAGCTTGCTAGCGTCAACGCTTGTGATTAAATTTGAGGTTACTTTAGTCTGTGTCATGTGTTATCCCTTTAATAGTTAACAGCCCAGCCATGCAAACGGGCTACTTTGCCTGCCGCCTGATTTGCCCACTCAGCCTTCATTGCTACACCACCAGCACTAGCACCGCCAGCGACTACTAGATAATCTACATCGTCGCTATTAGGGTTTTGGGTACTTAGCTTTGATCGCAAGAACAGCATCTTTATGTGTTGTTGTACCCGCAACAGAATCCTCACTAATAAGCTCTAATTGATTTAATGAATCATATTCAACCTTACGTTTTCTACTGTAATCTAGGGCATCATAAGCAGTTTTAAGTTCTGCCTGTTTTGCTATGATGTCTGCTTTACTGATTTCAGCAGTCCCATTCAGCCAACTGATCTGATCGTAGTCTTCCGCATTAACAGAACAAGAAGCCTGTGGGTTAATTGCGAGGATTGCACTAATAATATCCATTGTTATACTCCTATTTCCATTGCGGTAATTGTGCTACAGCCAGTACTTAGCTCTGAGCTGTCTGGGTCAGAATGCGCCCTGTTAACATATATCTGGGATGAATCTCCTGTTCCACCGATTTGTAAAGCATAAGTCTCTTCTGAAGTGCTTGATGGAGAATCTAAAAACGTCAAAGAACAAACGTAGTACCCGTATGATTGTGAAGTCCTCTCCAGTTGGAACCATGTACGTTTTCTAGAACCTCTTGCATCTCCAATTGCGATTGCAGTAGTGCCACGAACTAATCGGAAGTAAGAGTTATTGGCTGTTGTTGTTGCGTAACCTACTGAAACAGTGATTAGTATCTTGCTTGAGGTCGCAGCGGGTGTGATTGCAACAGTAAAACCAGTTATATTTACAAAGGTTGAAGGAGAAGTCGAGGAATAAATGTCGGTCTTCGCAGTCGAAACAACCTGCAAAACCTTACCCCCACCAGCCTCTGCATACGTTTGATCGCCTCTCAAGAAAGTACTTGATGAAGCCGTACCAGAGCCTAGCCTAGCTGTGGGTACTGTGCCGCTTCCTATATTAGTAGCGTTTAAAGCTGTAAGATTAACGCCTGATGCGGCTGGCAAAGTAGCTGGGAATCTAGCATCCGCTATAGTCCCTGTTAGCTTACTTGCCGCCATCGCTGTTATCTTCGCATCTGTAACTGTCCCATCTGCGGGAGTTCCGATTCCTAAAGTAAGACCTGTGTATATAACTTGGATAGCAATTGGGCTAGCAACAACAGATGTGAAAACCAGTGATGTTCCCGTAATATTAAAGTCTGTACCGTTCTTCTGTACAACACCATCCAGTGAAACTACTACCCCATTTGTCGAGGTGTCATAAGTGAGGGCGTAAGTTGCCCCACCAGATCCAGTAAAATGATCTGTGGAGGCGTTGCCATAATTTACATCTCTTCCGATATATGCCATTTAGTGATCCTTAGTTATGCCCATGCCAGTGAAGTAGCGTGGATGCGAGTATCTTTACTACCTTGGTTATGTGTTGTTAGCTTATATTTCATTGAAGTGCCAGTAGTCACCCCGCTGATATCCACATTTCTAGCCACCAGTATTCTTTTGTTCGTACCCCAATCGCCTTCATCAACGAAGGTAACTGCGGAAGAAAAAGCTGTACCGTTCCTACTTATGTACCCTTTAATGTCCGAATTGACAGTTGCTGTGCCTACATTATCTTCAATCAACACAACTAAATCCGCAGTTGTAGGAGTAGTTTCTGCTGTGGTTGAGGTTGATTGTATCGTTGCGTCAGATAGTGCAGTGTAGTCCAGCACTAATGCACCATGTCCCCCCTCCGAACCTGTAGAAGCAGAGGTATCAACTCCATCTCCACCAACCCCTATACCAGAGGGGTAATTAGAAGCCGAAGAATTTGCTACTGCACCTCCAGTAATACCGGGAGCAGTTGTTCCAGCAGTATTTGTAATCGAAGAGCAGTAAGTTGTGTTAGCGTAGCTACTCCCACCGCCGCCGCCCTGTGCGCGTTTTCCTGATGACCCAGCCGAATCTCCCCCACCGCCGCCGTAGAAGCCACCGCCCCCGCCGCCGCCTGAGCTATATCCAACATCAATTGCCACATTAGACCCCTGCGCTCCACCTCCAAGTCCTGCTAATCCCGCAAAAGCGGCTTGCGCTACAGCCCCATTACCAGTTCCAGCCGTACCTCCAGCGGATTGAGTTCCGCCAGTAGGGACAGTACCCGTTCCCTCTCCAGATAATCCAGTAGTTCCTCCGCCTCCTGCCCCGGCACCATCTCGTGCAAGTTCAGGGGAGTGGTAAGCAGAACTTCCTCCGCCTCCGCCAGCGGCTACTAAAATTCTAGTCCCAGCGGGAACATTAACTCCACCCCCTATGCTAAATTCTGTTCTTCCACCTCCCGTTCCACCAAGTCTTTGGCTGGCTTGACCACCACCGTTCCCCCCACCACCATAAGCAGTGGCATTATTAGTGGCAGATGTAGAATCTACAGAGATAGACGATTGCCCGACTAAAATAGAATATGTTGTTGAAGGAGTTGTTGTGACCGTTGCGCCGCAAAAGCCTGCGCCTCCGCCTCCATCGCCAGAATCCGTAGCGGTTGACCCTGCTATAGCACACGATCCGCCGCCTCCTCCGGCTCCCCACGCACTTAATGTAATTGAAGTTACACCGGCTGGGGCAGTCCATGTTTGGTTAGAGCCTGTATAGCTGTACGTTGTTGAATTTGAAGTCCCGCTAAGTATATATTTTAAAGAACCCGATCCAGTCACGTTGGCGTTAGTAGAAGCTCCTGCATCTACGCCCGTGCTATCTTGATACTCATCTACTACCTGATCGACCATGCTGAATTTAGCTAACTGGTTTGATGATGCGATCTTAAAAGCTAATATAGCTTGGTTGTATTCAAGCTTTGAAGTGGGCAAAGAACCTGTCAGCTTACTTGCAGACATGGTACTGATACTTTCGTTTGTTATTTTTGATAAGGCCATTTAAAGTTTACCTCTCTCTATCACTATTAACTCTTCTTGTGTATCAAGCCAAGTTGAGTCTGTGTATGCTTCACGCAATCTTCTGTTAGTGACCTGTCCTTCTAAGCGTTGTATTTCAGCGGTTGCGTTACGTCTTGCCGTACCAGCAGTCCAAGCCGCTTCCTCTGCGTCACGGGCAGTCTCTTCTTCTGCTGTGAGTGCAATTGTTTCTGATCCGTTTGGCCCTGCTACTACTTTAGTTCTTGGCATTATATTTATTCCTCTTGTATTATTAAGCGTGGGCTATGCCGTACAAAGTGAATCTTCCACTTGCAATCACTCCTGTATTGAATAAGAATTGGATACGGTCAACGGTAATAGCCGCTAGTCTTAAACCGCTCCCTATACCTCTTCTCATATGCCCCGTACGGGAAGCTGTTAATGACCAATTTATAATAGGATATGAAGCCCCATCTGTAGGTCTAGTAAATATGGCCATCCCTGATGTATTCATACCAGTACCAGTACCTGTATGCACATCCATATAAGCATAAGCTTCACCTGGCGAGTGACCCGTATTTGAGCCATTCTGTGTCGAATCAATATACAGCTGCGCTCTTGCGTAATTAGTACCTACAGTGTCGAAACCTGCACTATCACCTAGAGCCATCTGCAGGGTGTTAGTATTAGTGCCTGGTACTACCGCTGTCCAAACAACAGCATAAGAGGCGTATGTACTATTTATGCCACTTGTAAAATCTACACTAGCTGAAGCACTAGCTTCGGCTGTTGATATAACTGTCCAAGCACCACCACCAGCCTCTGAATATGCACCACTACCATTCAAGAACGTGCTTGCACTTGCAGTTCCAGTTCCCAGATTAGCAGGGGCAACAACGCCAGTTAATTTACTAGCCACCATGCCAGTGATATGGCTATCGTCAATCGCTCCACTGACTACACTTCCACTGTCAACGCTGTTCGCTGGAGGGGCTACAGTTCCTGTAGTCTTCCCATTGAATAAACAGTACATCGTACTTGGACTGCTAATTGTGCTAGTCGTTAAGCTTGTACCGCTTGCAGTATAAGTAGTAGGGTCTTGCCGTACATTATCGATGAACAAAGCAATGTCAACGCTACTAGTTACTGCTTGATCTAGCGTAAAGCTAGTGCCAGTAGGAGAGCTAAAAGTCTGCTGTGTTAACGAGCTATACTTCTCTGCTGGTGTATTTCCTATATATCCCATTTAAGAAATCTCCAAAACACTTAGCATAATATCTGCATCTCCATTGGCAGATGCCTTCGCTTCAAGTATCTCGCCAGCTTCCATTATGAGTTTGTCACCACTCAATCCTGACAGTGATGATCCGACTGGTAACGGAGTACTAGGAGCAAGCACATATTTAGTTGAACCACTCGCTCCTACTTTTGCTTCAACATTTACAGAACTTGATCCATCTATGTTTGTGAATCGCATCCCTATGACCACTGCGCTAGTAGCACCGGGGCAAGTGTATATAGTAGCTAAAGCTGTTGTTAGTTCTGCTTGTGCGCGTTGATAAACTTCTGCCATCTTCTTGCTCCTTTATTATCCGAGTGCCAGAACAAGACCGACACTTGCACCTGCGGTTGATGAAATAGTTACGGTATCGGTTCCTGCATTGGTTGTTATTGAAGTTCCTCCAGAGCCTACTAAAGTCATAGTATCGGATGTTGAGTCAGCTACGACATTCGATTGCCCTGCCACCGAGACAGTCCCGAAAGCCATTGCCGTTGCAATCGGAGCAACATTCTGCCAAGCCGAACCGTTGTAAACTCTCATCGTGTCAGTATCAGTCCTGAAGACCAAATCCCCTTCTGTTAACGAAGAACCGGGGTCTGCACCTGCAATCCTGTACACTTCTGCGAAGTTATTTACTGATGCTATATTGCTTGCAGTCGTGTTGACGTTTGCTATCGCACCTGAAACAGTGGACATTGCCGTAACATTGGCAGAAGTCCCTAGCGTGTTCATAGCAGTTACATTGGCTGAAGTACCTAACACATTCATATCCACAACCACATCTGATGTTGCCAAAACATTCATGTCAGCAACTACGTCACTTGTCCCTAATATTGCCATATCTGCAACAATAGCAGATGTGCCGAGAATAGCCATATCCGCAATAATCGCAGCCGTGCCAAGCACATTCATATCGGTTACTACGTCCGATGTACCCAGAATTGCCATATCAGCAACTGCCGCCGCTGTACCTAATCGGCCTACTTCAGTAGCTTTCCCCGCTACAGCAGTAACATCTGAGGCAATACCGGAAACTGTGTTTATATGACCTTGATTTGTAGATGAAGGAGTTGTGTTTAACCACGTTGTGGTACTTAACTTGTATACCTTCATCACCGCTTGGTCAGTTCTGAAAAATAAAGCCCCGTCAATCAGAGTATCCCCGTCATTGTCAACGCTTGGATCTGATGTCTTTGCCCCCAGAAACCTGTCATCAAAAGAATCATAAGAAGCAGCAGAAGCGGCGGCTGAATTACTCGAAGCCGTTGCTTGTGTACTTGCGGTTCCTGCTGATGTACTGGCTGCTGAAGCTTGGGTTGACGCGGTTCCAGCCGATGTACTGGCTGCTGAAGCTTGTGTTGACGCCGTACCTGCGCTAGTTGAAGCATTAGAGGCGCTCGTTGCGGCATTGGAGGCACTAGTAGAAGCGGCTGCGGCGGATGCTGCGGCTGCTGCTGCATCTACAAGTAAAGCCCACTTAGCTACATCTGTATTGCTAGATATTGGTTGCGCCCCACTAGAGGTATGAGCGGTTAAAACTATGTAGATATTATTATTAGAAGTGTCTTTTACGATGTCTCGGACTGCATAAGCAGTTGATGCGGCCCAATTACCCCGGAATATGCCCATAGCTAAGTCTGTCATCGAGACATTTTCTATGCCATCCGCAGCCGCGTTAACCCTAAGAAGCTGCGAAGCTGTCAGATCTGTAATGGAAACCCCGGTGGTTGCGGAACTTTCAGGGAATTTAACCGCCCTATCGAGTTCTTCTTGAACCTGCTGTACTAATCTTACATTCTTATCCATCCTATCTTCCATCGTCGTAGACGGAAAAGCTCCTCCAAGGGGCAACGCAGTGGTCTGCGTAACGGGATGATTACTCTTGATTGTTAAGGTTTCGCCGGAGGCTGGGGTATAATCTGTGGGACTCGTATCTATAGCAAGTGTACCTACGGCACCATCACCCCCTGTGAGGTTGTACTGAGTGCCCGCCGTCCACACTGTCTCAACACCTGTTGTGTTGTTGGACAGAATTACTTTTACGGTGGTGTCTTCCCAGTAGATAAACGTTACTGGGAACGACGTCGTAGAGCCATCCCCTGAATATGCTACTTTATTGGTAGTTGCTGTTAGAGTCATGTTTTTTCCTTTGATGCCTTTTTAGGCTTTATGTATGATACCATTTGTGGGGTATAAACTCAAGTATTACTGCTCATCATTGTGGGATGTTATCTGATCTCATATGAATGTCGATTTTGTTCTTTTCTGATAAACGCTGATCTTCTTCCGCGTCATTTATGATCCTCTCGCCAAGAGCAAAGTTTGTTGCATAAAACCATGAGTTAACCTGTGTGGCGACAAATCGAGCCTCTTTAGGCGTTTCTATATTCATAAACAAAGACTTTAGTAGATCTTCGTTTTTGTTTAAAAACGCATCGTATAGAATGTGAAGAGCAGGGTCTTTGAAACGGGTTCTAAACGCATCTCTGACATTTTCAGACACCAGTTGTGCTGCCGCGATAGAACCTCCCCCTCCCGATGGAAGCGGGCTGAATCGGAGCGCGGCATACCTCAATATTCGTTCAATTAGCACATTAGGGGTAAGGTCAAAGGTTCCGCCCTTAGAGGCGTGGGCGTGTAGGATTACGTCCAGCTTTTTAGCCGACGTAATTACTTTTTCCATCATGTCCCGGCGCTCTGGCGAGAATATTGCTTTCCCCATCTTCTGAACGTTTTTAGTGTTCCACAGGCTTTCCAGTGTTGCTCCCGATATAATCTCAGGAGTTTCCAAGTTCATGGTCTGTTTGACCTTTGCCTGATCCAGCATCCATAAAAATAAGTGACCATCTAACCCGTCTTTTGCTTCAGGGTTAGTTTTCACTTTATCCAGTAGATCTACTATCATAGCATCTACCATTTTTGGGTCGAAGGTGTTTTGTATTTTCTTAAACGATAATGCTGGCCCATTCCCGACATAAAAAGCCGCCATTGACAATTTAGGATCGTTTACTTGTTTGGTTAGCTGAACGTTTTTCAGGCGTTTAAACTCAACTATGTTTCCGCTTTTCACAAGCTCTTCTATGTCGTCTCTGATACTCCTAAGCGCCGGGGTATCCATCAACGTGGCGTGGGTTTTTAGAAATTCCTCGGCTGCGGATACATCAACCTTACCGTTGCTAATGACCTCACGATTAACTCGGTATTTTATCAACTGCTCTGCGGCGCCTATTAATTCTACCGGCGCATCTGGCGACCCTCCCTCGAGAGATTTTAATATCCTTTCAAATATAGCCTGCCCTTGTGCAGCTCCGCCTTTTCCTGCACCAGTGAATATATTCTCAAGGGTAAGGCTCGGTGGGACTTTGTCACCATTGCGGTTCACGCGAAGAATGTCTGCTATGGGTTTATCAGCGAACCGCTCTTTCACTGCCCGTGTAGCTCTTAAGGCGGTTAAGTAGTCTTTATTTTTAGATACCGCGCCTTTAGCTCCCCCCATTCCGTGCAACATAGATTCCGCTAAGTCATTTAGTAGTGATATTCTTCTCATATTAGGGGCAAGAGCCGTTCGCTCTTCCCTAACAATTTGTAATATTCTCGAGCGCAGTCCCTGTTGTCTTGAAAGCGATACTTGATCGCCCCACTCACCTTTTACCCACACATTTTTGGCCTTTACCGCTTTTCTACCCTTGACGGCCTTTTGAGCCTTTTGTTGTTTAGACCCAAACAGCCCACTCGCCGGGACAGCCTTTTTAGCCTTTATAGCTTTTACTGCGGGGATAGTTTTCCAATACCCTAGAAATTTGTGCAGATCCCCACCGGCGTCTTCGTTGCCTAATTTAAATAAAGTTCGACCTTCTTCTCTTTCAACTTCCTGTAGTAGTCTCTTAAATGTAGACGTAGCGGCTGATGTGGGAGAATCCACTTTCATGTCAACCCGTTTCCATAAAATCTTCAAAGAGTTTTCAGCAATCTCTAACTCTTCTAGTATTAGCTCTTTGGCGTAGATATTCGCCATTTTAGGCGACATAGTGGCTTTTAAATCGTTGGCCTGTTTTAAGAGTTTCATCATCACCGTACTTAAACGGGATTCTAATAATATATTGATTTTGTTTAGTTCATCTGCGATAACTGATCCTACCGGCAGATCTTTTTTAACTGCGGGAGTTCTACCTATCTCAATGAGAAGATCATGCATCTGCCGCCATCGGGCAAACTCCCCTAGCTGTCTAGTTTCTTCGTCTCTAAAGAAAGCCGTCTGAAAATTGATTGCGGCTTTTAACTCGGTACGCTCCGCAGGAGAAAGAAGTTTATAAAATCCGGGGGCGTCTTCCCCTTGATCGCCTTTTTCAAGGCGTTTTAGCCCTGCTTCTAAATCCTCCGCAGACCCTACACGTTTTTGTAATTGTTTCTGGGCGTTTCTAAGCGCGGCAGGCGACCCCCATGCGTCTAAGAAACTTCCCCCAAGCTGTTTGCCCGTGCCATATATAGTTCTTAAAGGTAACAGAGTTGCGGTACTTCCCCCCATCATACCCATTATAAACTGCGCTGCTACGGAATCTGGGTACTTGTTCTTCCCAATGCGTAAACCTACGGCAGCCGTACCTGTTGCGATTGTTTCCACAGTAATAGTTTGCAGAGGGTGTGCCACAGCTAACTCGCCGGTGCTTTTGAAAAAGCGTTTTATTTTCGTGATATTAGATATCGGCCCCCACTTTGGGACTTTAAGAGCCGCTAATCCGGGTGAAAGAAGGCTAAAAACCAGCCCTTCGCCCATCATGCGCCCATCTTCAAATTCTTCTGAGCGTTCTTGCGTTCCCACATTTCCAAACACATCCTCGGCGGGAGCTTCCAGTCCCATATTGCCTAAAAAACTCTGTATAAACCCATCAGGTAGTTTGTCCGCGTACGCGCCCAAGAACCTGCTCATCTCTCTGAATCCGCCAGAGGGGATAGGCCCGTCAGGTCTACCTTCCCCCGGGGTGGGCGGGAACAGCAGTTGATTTAATATTGCGCTTACTGCATCACCCGGCAAGTCTAGAATGTCAAGAAACACCGAGTTTATGCCGGATCGATAACGTTCAATTCTATTTATAGCGATTTCTTCTTTTTTAGCTTGATGTCTGTCCCGGCGTATTTGCAATGTTTTTTCACGATCTACGCGAGCGCGAATAGCAGATTGCTTACGCTTTAATCGGGCGACTGCTTGTGGACTGGCTTTCTTCTCTAAACTTATTGTTGCATCAACGTCTGAATCGGGGGCTGGTTGAACATCCAGCGGTAGGGGATCAACCTCTTGCATAGGGGTAGGTGTAACCTCTTCCTGCATAGGGGCAGGTGTAACCTCTTCCTGCATAGGGGCAGGTGTAACCTCTTCCTGCATAGGAGCGGGTGTAGCCGTATTCTGCACGGGAGCCTTTGGAAATACTTCCTCGGGAACTGAGTCTTGAGTAGGTTTAACCGCTGTTTGTTTACCGGGGAGAGTCGTCATTTATTTCCGTTTCGTTATGTCAGCATCATTAATTTGTGCTACTGTGAAGTCTTTAAAAAGTGCGAGAGCGCCTCGAATTTCCTGTCGAGTATCATCCGAAAGCGTTCCGTCCGACAGCGCTTCTATGAGCGCGGGAATATTAAAGTCTTTTAGCGACGTCATATTTCCGTTATTGGCGGCATTTATTACATCAAGGGTTTCATCCCCAGTGCTCGTTTGGGCTTTTCTAGGCGGCGTAATCCTCGCGGGAGCTACGTCTTTCGGGTTGCTCGGCGGAGTAACCGATGCGCCTTCAGATTTGCGATCTTGAAACCCATATAGAATTGCCTGTTCTTCTGTTAGGTCGTCAGGATTTAGATCATTAATTGCGTTTTCGTTATCGTTTAGACTACCCCCGGGTACTGGTAAGGTTGAATTTACATCACCATCTTCAAAGCGTTTCATGCGCCTATGGATACGTCCGAGAATTGCCAGAGTATCTACTGCAAGGTTTTTCTCGTCCAATGGGCGGAACCCCGTTAGTTTACCTAGTTCCGCGTTACTTCGACTCTCTAGCTGGGTTCTAAAAGTAGCAATCGCAACTTTCGCTTTTGCATGGTTTGTCCATATGGATGGATCAGAGAATATCTTGGCAAGAATTATCTGCTCCTTTACCACAAAGCGGGGGTTTAAACTAAACAGTCTGATAAAGTCTCGTGCTAAGAGTGCTAAATTCATTCGGGCTTCTTCAGTTTCTTTATGAACTAGAGAGTCACTGAATGTTCCCAGAACCGTGTTAAATCCCGACTGCACGGCTGAGAAAAGGTCAGTAGCTTTACTTAAGTCCAGAGGATCTCCATTGGCATCCTTCATCCCCGTAAGCATCAGAGTTAACTCTGAAGCATCTTGGTCAAACCCAGCGGCGAATTCTTTTATACCGTCAGGCGTAGTTTTAAATGGTGGTGATTCCAAATTTGGAGCGTTGTTAAATGCACGATGCCCCGCCTTATAAAAATCGTATTTCTCGGGCTTATTAGGAATTAGTCTCTCCGCCTCCGCCAGCGCCTGCTTCGGGGTCATTCTACCCGTATCAGCAAGTAGTATCTCATTCGCCTTCAGTTCTACATCCGACATATATGCTGTCTCTAAGTCTGTAAAACCCTGTTTGCTACCGTTTATGTCACTGCTCTCTGGTATAAGACCCTGTGCGCCAGTGCGTAGATCATCGACTGCGGCGGATGTTAATGATCCGTCTCCATTTTTAAAGCTTACGTTCACCCGTGGATTTGGGGTTTGGAATGTAGTTTCACCGACACTCTTGCCATCAATTGGAGTTTTAGCCAACGTGGAACCCTCTGGGACAACATTAGTAACAGGGGGACGATCCTTACCCTCTCCCACTGTAGTACCGGCGACATTTACTGTGGAGCCGGGGGTCAAAATGTGTTCGGGGATAGCTCTTTCATGCGCCCTGTAGTACATCGATAAGTCGTGTACGTATAACTCAACACTCGGGTAATCTTTAGCCTTTGGCGCGCCCTCGTAGAACTTATTATTAGCTTTGAATTTTCGCCCTTCTGGGGAGTTGTCAAATCGTATATTAGCTTGTTCCTCCTTCCCCACTTGTGCTGCGTCCAGTAGCCCCTTGCTCATATAACTTCGGGTGAGGGGGTCACTCAAAAAAGCTTCCAGATCGGCTGGGTCAGCGTACTGGCGGCTGAGATATTTCAGACGCTGTGTCAAAGCCTGCCTCACCAGAGTCGTGAATATCGTCGTTTTCTTATTAGCTTCCAAGGCTCCGCCAGACGTGTGAACACGCTCAAAGATCCCATCCATCATTTGTGAAACCTTCGACCCCAAGGGGAATTCTGCTATATAACTCATTCCATCGTTCGTGGCGCGCTCACTATTTTTAGTGTCTCTAATCACTCCAATACTTTTGTTAGCCGTGGTATCGGATGAAAGTGCGGCGATCTCCAGTTTAGAATTGTAACGATGCCGGTTCACACTGCCGTCCATTTTTCCGCTAAACTTTTCATTTGTACGGGCGACTCTTGTTGTGTACTCTTCGATGCCTTCTTCCGTACTTAAGTCCGACGCTTCGATATCAGCAGCGGAGTCATTTTTGTATTGAGCTAAATATTCTGCCATGTCGTCATCGGCTTGATCGCCTTCCATTTTTAGTCGGGCATTATACTCAGCGTCAGCGGCGGCCTGATAATCGTCGGATATGTCCATTATTCTCGATCCAGCTTTAACGAGCGCATCCCCCGGCCCTTTTAAATTGGACGTGACATTGCGTTTTACGTTAGATGCTACAAAGCCTGTATTATTAGGCTGTACCTCTACCGGCGAATTGACGTTTCGGTTACGGTGTACCGGATTTGGTCGGCCTTGTGTAATTTCTGGGAGAGCTGTCATTATTATATCTCGTTTAGTAAGATTATTTAGAATTTGATGCTAGGGTATTTACTCTTCAACGTGCTTGTTTTTTTGGGGGAACTACTTGGGATTTTAGAGGATATGCTACTAGCGCCGCTGAAAAGAGATGACCCCGCGTTGAACAGCGAGCTAGTTCCGGCCTGCTTGGCCTGTGCCCCGAAGAGCTGCCCTTGAGCTGTTTCATTCTGTGCTTCCAGTCCAAAGTCCCCTGTTCTCACCGCAAACTGGTTTCTTAAACGCAGCGCGGTTAATTCGTCCTCCCCGGCTGCCTGACCCTGAGTGGAGGCAAAAGATCCCCTGTCAAGAAGTTGACCCGTAGCTCCTCCTGCAGCAAATCTACGAGCTATTGAAGCGGCTGAATCGCGTCGAAAATCTTCTTCATCTATAACCGCCTGCTGTTGAGACCTAACCTGATTTCGCCTAGCCAGCTCGGCGTTTTGCCCCGCTACTTGTCCTTGGAATCTTGCGTTAGCTGCCTGAGACTGTCCTTGTGAGACCGCTCCTACAACGCTTACTAGCGTACTAGCTAATGCTAAATTTGCCGATACGGCGGCACCCCCGGTTAACATGGCACCACCAGCAGTGGCAGTGAAAGCCGCGCCAAAGCAGTAGCAGTTCTTAAATATCTTAGATACGTCTTCGGTATATCTGAAATCGGCGTATTTATCGTAATTAAACGGCATAACTATCTTGTCCTTCTTTATTGTATGTCATCGCAGTGTCGCCAAAAGCCACCTTTTGTGCTAAACATTGTCTATGAATATCTTCCGCCCATTTAGGGTCAGCGGGTCTTCTGTATCCCCACGTTTCTTCTTTTACTCCAACTGCATCTATGCCACTTAAATTCAAGTCACTACTAAATGGCCCCAGAATAGGCACTATAGAAATGACTTTCTTTTTTGCGGGCATATGTCTTAACAAATCAATTCTCCACTCGTACTGCCCCGACTCTACGGGCACCGTACAAATTATGTTATCTGACCATGTGAACATTGAACTGTGAATGAGTGCTCGACCAATTCGTTTCGTCCCCACTGAAAAAGTGTGCCAGTGAGCTTCGTTCATCAATGCAAAAACTTTCTTCTGGAACGCTAGTTCTACATCCACATGAAACAAATCCGATCCAAAAGCTACTTCATAATGAGATGGATTTGGGTTCTCCAGTGGGATGTTAAGAACTTCGGGATGTTCAACGGGGTTATAACTTTTCCCCAGTCTCTTGTATTCCCAGTACGAAGGACAACTGTTACAACCGTCTGATACTCTGGCACAACCCGTAACAACAGGCCAGTTGAGTATAGAATCTAGATTGCTATTCATATAGCCCACACCTTTTTAACATCTGGATTGTCAACGTAAACCAATCCGTCCGTCCCTTGGGCTATTGCCATCGTCTTGTCAAATAGAATTCCAGTGGTTAATCCGTATGCTTCCGGGTGAACATTTTCGACATCCATGAGCACCACGTCGCCCGAATTCGATGACTCCAAAGATACTTGTTTATGTCCCATTTCCATAAAAATCTTCTCCACAGTTTCTTCAACGCCGCCCCCTGAGAAATGTTTGATGAATTTAATAGCCTCCTTCATCGTACTGTATTTGGATCTGAAGAAGTGAGCAGGGTCTGAACCGTTAATAGCTTGAACAGCGTCCGCTGCGAAAAGACAACAATCGGATTTACCCCACTCGAAAGGGGTGTTATGCCGCTCTTTTAAGAATCCACTAAGTCGGTCAGGCCAGTCACTATATCTTAACATATTATAGCCTCTCTTGTCCTATTATCTACACTGATGCATTGATTTTAACCTCTGGAGCTATAGCCAGAAGCGTGAATGGGGCAGGGTCGCTGTTTTGCACCCAAATACGAGGGTCAGACTCCCAGTTGCCTTCCACTTCCACAAAAAGTTCTCCTGTGAATATGGGGGTACCTGTATCCATAGCGTCTGAAACCTCTCTGAAATCGTTCTTGATAAACGCCGCTCCGGCTGAAACGGTATACTTTATAGTATGGCTGTAAAGAACTACAAACGTAATTCCGTTAATTCGTTTGTTACGTCCTACTGCCGTACCCGAGGGGTTTCCCCCTTCAATCTTTAATGTCTGCAGTTTATGTGTGAATCCAAGTCCTACCTGTACCACGGAGGCCGGGATATCAAGTGATATACCGCCGCTTGTAACCACCATGTCTGAATGCAAGGCACCGTCGGCCCAGACCTTTACAGTCTGGCCTTCTAAGTGTCCTAGCCCAGTTAACGATGAAGTAGGAGTGCTGTCATAAGTAAGCCCCGAGTCAACGTAGAATGCGTCTTCCGTGTCCTGATCATTATCATATTGTCTTTCTAGAAACTCTACGTTTCTAACTGTAGCGCCATTTATAGTCCTTTTTATCTGAATCCATACTTCATCTCGGGCAGACGAATCATGTGTCTGCCCAACCGCGTTGGCGCCCGGTATAACTACAACACTTTCAACAACAGCGTGACCTTCGCTAGTTACTGCAAGCCGTGTTTTGTCGGAACTTATTATACTCAAAAGCCCAGTGGCTCCGTGAGTAGTTTCGGTTATAGTAATTACATTTGCCGCAGGGTTAGCCACAGTAAAATTTGCATGGGCGTTGATAGCCGTAAATATATTATCCGCTGTTACATTATTTGAAGTGTTGGGTCGAAATCCCAAAGTTTCCGACGGCACAGCCGCGCCAGCAGCCTCAGATGTAAATGTGATTGTCTCTCCATTGGACTGAATTAAATCTAATGTAGCGCCCGCTGCGAGATTAGCGTAGTCTGAAACGGTAACTGTAGCGGTTCCAAATCTACCGCCGAATATATGCCGTCCCCATCCAACGACATCTTCTTGGCGTCTAAATGTCATGGCAGGAAGCTGCCCGTCTCCTCGTACAACCCATATCTGTGCATCAGGCTCTTCCGCGTGATCCATCTCAACAATACCGCTTTGAGTAATATGTTCTGCAAGTCGAGTCATGTCAAACGCTTGGTACCCGTCTGTCTCGAACGTAAATCCAAATTCTCGGATCTTTCTCTTAGCACGTTGTGCAAAAAGAACAATATTATCAACTCTCACAGGGGCAATTTGGGCTGACCCATGTGTAGTCTGTCGTCTAACTGTAATATCTGAAGGTGTTATAACTGATCCGGTAGAAGATGGAATCCACTCACCGCCGGTCGTACCGATTGAAAGTGTATCTTCTCCCGCCGACATCCATCTGATAGCATTAACGTTATCAGCGCTAATAGTAAAATCAAGGCCATCGTCGTCGTGAACAGTCTCATCATAAGTCCCCTCCGTCGGGTCAGAGTCAGGGGCGTGGTTCTCGAAGTCCCCGGTGTTTGATGCCCAGAAGGTTTGTGGCTGATCTGTGCTTCCTGCTGCATATAATCTTTGCTCAAAGAAAGCCCCAGTTGACGGGTATCCTGTAGTTGCTGACCATGATCCAAGTCTCCATTTAGTTTCTGCTGCAGTACTCACAACGGTTCGTTCAATATCAACTACGGCAACTGTCGTACTCGTAATAGATGTGATCACCCCCCATCCCCAGTTAACGGTAGCCTCGTCGCTCAACCTAATCGACCGGCCTACATCTGTTGATTGAAAACCTAATCCTCCATTAACGCCTACTATAGTTGATATTGTAAAGTTAACGCCAAGCCCAGTAGCGGCTGATGCCGTCATGGTCGTTTCCGAAAGGTTCTCCGTTCCCCACGGGCCATCCTGCCACGGGACTTCTATTAGAGACCAAGTAGTATTACCTCGGCGTTCTAATCTATAAGTTGGGTATGATCCGTGAAACATATACAAGATATCAGCAGACTGCGGCCCTTCTATTTCATAAAGATCCGCTGCCGCATATGGAGTCTTTATCTCCATAGGCTCATTGTCTAGTATAGCTACGTTATCAAGTTGGATTCCTTTTGCTAATTCGTTTTCAAACCTTATAAAGAAATTGGCTGCTGTTGCAGTGAATGCATACCCGTGGTATCCAACCTCTGCTACGAATGTATCAACAATCTGAGTTCCGCCAGTGGATGTACCAACGCTGAAGATAAGATAGTCTCCGGGGGCACCTATAACTTGGAATTGTACAACGTGCTCTACCGCAGACGAATTTGTTATTTCTTGCTCTGCCCCTGCATTTGTGGTTCCGTTAGACGTTAGGGTCATTCTGTCATTGGTAGCGTCATGCGCTATAGAAGACCCAGCACCAGATTTATCTGTCCAAGACGCAATGCCGGTCGGAAAGGTTCCATTAGCAACGCCCGCCGAGACATCTGGGACAGTGATCTGTCCTTGATTTCGGTAGAATCGCATAGTACCGTCACCCATTTCGAGAACGTAATTCTGCGTAGTTGAAAATTGGAATTTCTTAAGGCGAGATTTTATAGTTGCGCCGGTCTTTGTAGCGCTTACATATCGACTCCCCGGACGGCGTTGTATACCACCTTCTGGAAGGGCAGTAAAGTTTTCAAGCGTTTCGACGCCACTGGGGTACTTGTTGAAGTCTACTCTAGCGGATAGTCGGGGAGATAGCTCCCCTGTGTTCATGGATGGAGTTAATGGGTGGACTTTAGGCATTAGTTACTAAACCCAAAACCAGATCGGTTTCTAGAATTGGCCCATGATCCACGAGGGCGAGGTTCTGAGAACGACCCCATAGCATCGAGACCTTTCGCTCGGGCTAAATCTTTCGTGGCCCTTTTGGAGAGCTGGTCTTCTAAAATATTGGAGTTGGCTATAGTGACGGCTAGGTCTCTTGCTAGAGCAGAAGACAGCGCCTTTCTAAAACCCGCAGACATAAGATTGGAGTCAGTTTCTTTGAAAGTGTATACTAGATATATAGATTCTACGTCGCTGGATATGACATTTTGTGACGCAACCTGCTCATGTCGGAAGTTTATAGTTCCAACCCCCGCATCATTATCGTGAGCTGATATGGTAAAAAGCCAATCGGATGGCAAGGCAAACGCATTATCAAACCCAAAGACCGGCGCGGTAGTTGACGCTGCAAGCTTAACGCGCTTGGTAGCAAAGTTCCAAGGGTACTCCAAAAGCTCGTCTCTGACATTAGAATAGAGATCCTGAACTGCGTTAGCGTTAGGTGTGCCCTGAGTAAGCGACGTAATGCGGGTGCCCCCCACGAGGCGTAACGCCACATTAGCGATACTTGTTTCACTTGCCATGCTTACTCCTTAAGCAGCAACGGGGATAGGTTGGTCGCCTCTAGCGATACTGTTAGCTTCTATTTTGTTGTTCGACGTATGAACAATCTCACCGTCAACCAGTATATCCCAGTTTTTGTTGGTATAGTTGTATTTTACTGTTCCGTTTTCCCTGATGTAATCGGGGCCATCTTCCTCTTTAGGTTTATCTTCTTCAGGTAGCTTATCAGAAAATGTAGTAACTTTCGATATAGGCGTAAATTCAACAGCGCGAACAGTAGAAGTAGAACTTACTTCAAGAACTATCCCCTCCGCCATCGCAGTAACCCTCTCGTCCTTTATCTTAATACACCGCACAGTATCACCAGCCATGAAATTTCCCGATAGGGGATCAAAAAAGCCCGGTTGAAAGCAGGTATTAATATCGTGGTCTTTACATATGTAGTTAAACTGTTTACCGTAGTTACCATCTTCGGGTTTATTGAGGTTATGCGTTTTCGCCTTAATCATACTTGTTCTCCTGTTTTGGTAAAATAAAATCTGGTAACGAAGCGAACTTCGTTACCAGAAATTAGTTAGTCAGTGTTGGTTACTACTCCAACCAATGCTTCAGCTAGATCAACAACACCATTAGCATCAACCGCCATGACCATGAGAAAACCCCAAGTTGAGATTGTCCCCGTGCGAACTGCGGTTGCCCAATCAACTACGAGAATAAGATCCCCGGCAGCCAGATTGAGATCGTCGTCCGTGTTGTTAAAGTATCCATCGATGTCCACGAGAGTGGTGGCTTCCAAACTATCATAACGATAGGTCGAGTAGCCATTCCCATTACTCGTCTGGACTAAATTTCCCGGTACATATGCCATTAGAAAGTCCTCTGTAAAAAGTAAAAAGATCCGGGGGCTAACAAAAGCCCCCGAAAAATTAAGAAACTGGTAGAGCTGAAGTATCGTTGAGGGTTCCCTCAATAACGCCAGCATCATCAATTAATACAGCAGAGCCTGACATCGCATGATTCACAAAGTGAGCTGCGCGGTCGCCGTGCCAAGTAATATCTGCGCCGACAGATGTTTCTTTGCCAGCACCAGCTAGGTTTGCAGGAGTTTTGCCAGCGGCATATCCTATAGCATCCTTATTCCAGATAAACATCTTGGAAGTAGACGTTCCAACATTAGGAACACCAGAATGTACAGTCCACAGAACGTTAGCCCAACGTTTGAACATCCCTACGGGAGCACCAACGTTAAAGGGAAGTCCGTCGCTACCGACATAATCAGAACTAGCAAACTCATTAATGGTAGAAGCAGCCGCCCATAGATGGGGGGACATAACTCCGTACATATTACCCGGCTCATAAGCATCATTAACGATCATGGCTTCCACCATGTCGAGAAGGCCGTTTCTAACTTTTGCAGAAGTAGTAACTGTTAAAGTTACAGTTGTTTGAGATGTTGAATCGAGAATAGTCATTAGCTGACTATCTACTTTACGACCCAAAGCTTTAGCACCACCACGAGCAATAGCCATACGCTCGTCGATGTTGATCTTAGCTTCATCCAGTTTATCAACCCAGTCACCAGCATAGAAATCAGCGAGTGTCGTTGATACTGCGGTATGGGTTTGATTCATGGGTGTAATAGTACCATGACGTGCTTTAGTTGTAGCTGTACCTTTTCCGATCTTTTGGAAGGTTGCTACTGAGCCAACAACATCAGACTTGAACCGGACAGTAGGTTTCAATACTGAACCGTCTCTCTGGAACACGTCGTGAACGTCACGCTCGTATTGCGTTATAAACGCATTATTAATAGATGTAGACATTTGAAGCCTCCGTAAAATATAATGTGGTCAATATGACCGTGAATAAAATCCTACATTTCCGCCGGAAGCCGTTATGTCAAGTTTGAATCGGGGAGACCTTTCGGGGCCGTCATCTATACTGGGAACGGGGCGTTGGTAATGTATACTACGATGGTAGGGCCGATTAAGGGAATCTACCTAATACTTTATGATAACAAATATTGCCTATTTTGTCAACGTTTGTTCTGTTCTTTTCTTTCTCGTTTTCTTTTCCGGCGTTCTTCGAGCCGCTTCTTCTCTTCCTTTTTAGTCAGATGTTTCTTGTGGTGTGGCACACGACTAAAGTTTTCCGCGCCTTTTCGGCCTTCAGAATTTCGTTGCCGTGCGTCAGTCGCTTCAGTAGACCGCCTCTCACTTTCGTTTTCCGCTGCAATAAAACCCTCGTCGGTGTCGGGGAAGCTTTTAGGCTTCACCCTTTTCCGATTCTTTTTTGATCTCGTGGCGTTAAGCGCACCGCCGGTAGTCTTAAAGCCTGCGGTGTTGACAACGTAGATCCTACCATCTTCCGAGATTGTACTACTTTCTTGGTGACTCAATTAAAACTGTCTCCCATCTTGTCCGACAACAGGCACATTTCCATCCATACGTTCTAGGACTTCACGTTCCTGTGCCGCTAGTTTATTTGCGCCCGCAGTGTCTTGTTTAGCGAGAGCTGCTCGTGTTTGTTCTCGTAAGCTGTTAGCTTTTGCCATCAGCGTCTCGCGTTCGCTACCTGTGACTACACTACCGAGACTACCCTCTCCCATTTGGCGGCCCAACGTTGCAAACATCTTTGCCATGATAGGATTGTCGAGAATGTATGCACCTGATTTATCTTCAATATATCTTGCATCCTGATAGTCATCTCCAAGTAGCTGCTCACTTGCTCGAGCTGCGTAGATGAGATTCTTATCATAGTCGTCTTTCCACTCTGCCCGCAAAGCATCCGTCGAATCTTTAGCGTACTTAGCATCAGCTTCTGCTGAGGCGCTTTGCATCTTTGTAAGTTCTTCCCTAAAGGCAGATACCAAAACATCAGCAGTCTCTTTAGGAACGTTATTATTTAGAAACAAATTCGACCAAGTGTCCTCTGAATCCATCATAGCATCGGTTCTGTCGTAACCCTCTGGTAACGGAAACTCATAGCCATCAACATCATTAGGGACACCTAAAGCTTCCCGATAAGCATCTACTTCTTTGTCAGTGGAATCCTCTGATAGTCTGGATACAGATTTACCTTCCTTCTTGCGGTAGTCGAGATTAGCTTTGACTAGCGCTTCAGGAGTTGTAAAGCGTTCTGCGTGTTTACGAAGATCTGCATCCTGAATAGATTCCCGCCAGTCTGTATCGACAGCGCCCTCATCAGTAGTATCCTCTAATTCAGTTTCATCTGAGGTATCCTCAGTTGATTCTTCCCCTACATCTTCAGTTGTTTCTTCTGCTACTTCTGATTCAGCCATAATTATCCTCGCCTCGTAATTTGTTTATCAGGTGGGGGCGGAGGCGGCTCTACCGTAGTAGTCTTATGAATAGCCAGAGCAAGTTTCCGCTCCCCAGTTGAAATTAATGTAGCATTCGTATCTACACCGTACTTATTAAACTTCGTAGTATCATTCAGGATGTACCCCATGCCGAGGATCTCTCGGAACACTTTCTCACCCATCGGCGTAGAAGTGAATAATATCTTAAAATCCTGATGTCTCTCCTCTACAGATGTGTACTGAGAAGATCTCTCAAACATATCAAGATCATTTATTTCAACCTTCTGTTCCGCCTTGGTTTTCCTGTTGGTTGGCATTTGTCAAAAATCCTTAAATATATCGTCTGCTCTCTTTTTTATACTTTCCCTGCTCGGGGGCTTTTTCTTCTTATTTTCTTTAGCCCTCTTTCGTCTACGCTCCTCCGCCGCGTCCGATCTTTCCAACGGTGTGGATTTGGTGTCGCCTTTTCTCCGGGCGCTACCGGGTAGTGGTGGACGCTTTCTCCTCGTCATTTTATCTTTATCCATTGGCTATTTTTTACCCCTATCTCGTTTGCGTTTTTCAAAAGCCGCTTTTCTATCTTTTAGTTCCTTCTTCTTAGATACCGAGCGTATCTTCGTCTTAGCTTTCGGGTTTTCTACTTGGTGTTTACCATGGAACTCCTTCTCAATCTCCTTTGGTGTCAGAGGCTTTGAGTCCTTGGTGAGCTTCTTTTCGCGTTTCCGTTTAGACCCGTAACCTACTCCTTCTGGCATATCAATACTCCCTTTAGTTAACGTTACTCTGAATTAATTTTATCCCAAGCATCTTTACCCTTGTGTCGTTTACCACTGTGAAACACGTTCTTCATCTGCCACGACATGGCAGTATGATTTGGGCATACGCATTGAAACCTAAATTTCGCATCGCATCTGCTACAATATCTTGATCTAGTTGGTGTTTCCGTAATACTTTCCTTTTCCATTAATCTCCTGTTAAGCGGGGACTCCCTGTTGTGGTGCGTTAGGATCTACGGGTGCGTCAGGGTCTTGTATCAGTCCCGCATCCTTGGCGGCTTTAGCGCCTTTTCCAATGATACCGGCCTGCATATCAGCGGCTTGAAGTTTCTGCATCTCAGCCATCTTAGCATTCTCCGCTTCAACTTTAGCTTGTACTTCTTCTCTAGTGTTCATTATATCATGTGGCAACGAAGCTGCATCAGCCTTGAAACGTGCAAGAGCATCAACGTTTACCAGATGTTTTGCTTCTGGAGCTATCTGTGCCATCTGCATAACTTGCATAGCCCAATCGGTAGCTGCGGCAGATTGGACTTGTTTCTTAATCTTATCTACAGGCAAATCAAACTCAAACTTAATATTCTGTCCCGAAAGTACCTCTGGGATCTCACCAAAAGCTTCTTCCCGCATCAACAATCTAAAAGACCTATCTACCAGAGGTTCGTTATAGTCAGTCTGAAACCTACCAAATACAGGCCCAACTTCACGAATGAACTCATCTTTACGCTGGATGATCTCCGTAGCAGTCATCTGTGGCCCACCCTGCGGCAAGTTTAGGATGTTTTTGAAGAACGCAGCAGCTACTTGGTTTCTAATATCTGTCTGCATATCTCTAGTCACCGGCAAGTTGTTGCCAGATATCATAGGGAAGAATGGATTACCACCTACCGATGCCGCAGTCTCCACGTCGTAGTAACTAATCCCACCGGGATAAGTCATAACTTCTTGGAAAGCCCCGTCGTTCGGCGCCATGATTGGTGGATCAGCAAGTCGCTGACCTGCCACCAGAATAGTCTCACCCATAGACTGCAGGGTATTACTATCAGGTAACGCAATCATACCCGGCGATCTGCCGTACTCTTCCCCGGTGGATGTATCCCACCGTGGAATTACAAAAGGGAATTCGTGGAAACCGCCCTCCGCAATAATATGTTTGGTTTGAGTTTCCATCCAAAGCTCTTCGATTGGAAAGTCTTTAGCAAATATAGGGTTTTCAATAGTTTTGTTCTTCCTATCTCCAACCCAATACATTAGATCTATCTTATCGTCAGTTTGGTTGTTCTGGATCTTCTCCTGAACAGTTTTTGACAAATTCTCTTTGCCAAACTTCAGCTCGGCTTGCCAGATGAACATCTTCTTCGTTCTATACATTCCATAAGGATTACCCTCGTCATCAAACATGGGATAACCATCTTTAAGATGTACAGACTGATAAAGTAAATTCTCCTGAGACTTTGCCAGACCTACAAACAGAATACCAGTACCCATTACCACGAGGTCAAGGTCGACTTCCCCTGTTGCTTGTCTAAACCGCGCAAGGGGATTTCGTATATGACTATCGAGAATCTCGGTAGCCCGACCCATCCACTCTTGAACTTCTCCCTGTTGATTTAAAGTGTCATCTTGGGCTTTTACTTCCGCTAATGTCTGCCCTTCTGGACGGATCATAGCTCCAACAGTGTTTGCCAGACTACGAGCGGCTTGCATAGGAGTACCATCAAAGATGTTCTCCATGCGATAATCGCCGTCTACAACAGTCTGGGTAAAACCTTGTCGAGTAGGTAAAAGTACCCTAGACAGGTCGCTCCAATGCTCTTCAAACTGAGACCGACGATTACTGGCGGCGGCCTGCTTTTTTATATGATGATTAACTCTCTCTTGGGGAGTTTTAAGTTCCATGTGTTAACCTAGTTTCTTAGTGGTTATATTTCCGCCCGTCTCGCTTGATGTTCCTAAACCACCGGACGAAGATCCTGATAACTGAGATCCAGCACGGCCTCTGCGACGAGCCAACACCTCTTTATTCGACTGCTTCGTTTCCACAGGAGGTGGAGGCGGAGGAGGCGGTGGAGGCGGTGGCGGGGGCGGAGGAGGGGGTCTGGGAGGTGGTGACCCACCGCCCGGTATTATACAAAGGTTTTTCATAATTATCCTAAGTTCCCTTCTTCACCAGTTGCAGATTCGTTTAGAATACTACCACCAGTGGACTTGTTTTGAGTTAGTATAGAACCCGCACGACCTCTGCGTTTCGCCACACTGTTTTTTAAATCTAATTTAGCCTGTTCAACAGCCGGATCAGCCCGAGCAACTGGAGGAGGCAATGGAGGCGGAAGTGGGGGCGGAGCACCGGGGCCACCGCCGAAGCCGGGAAATATATTCATTTTATAAGTCTCTTGTAAAGTTGATAAGGTGTTACTGAAAAGTATTTAACGCCCAAAAGAGCTTTGACCAAACCGACACAATTAGCTACTGTTATTGTACCACAGAACAGATTAATGCCAAACTTGATACATTTAGCCTGTTCTGTCTCAACAGTAGTAAACCCTAAATCTCGGTAGTAGCTGTTGAGATCAAAATCCGATGCAGCCATAACACGAACAAGCGGAATTCCTATCCGGTAGTCAAACTCTACCCACCCGTTATCGGTTTGCAAATTAATAAAGCAATGTTTAAACCCATCCTTAAGCATCCATCCTAATGGATGACCTTTACCTTCTACGTTGCAAAACACGACAATAGCTTTCATTTAGCTCCCGGTCTTGTTATACGCCCGCCTTGGGACTGAGTATTAGGTTTTATAGCTACATCTCTTTTGCCATCGTCGCCCTTCTTCTTTTTCTTGCTCATCGTCCTCTCCTAACTCTGCGATTATTCCTACGTCTATTAACCGTATTACTAGAACTGCTGTTGGGTTTTGAAGCCGATGATGTAGTCGCCGGAGAAGCTCCAGCAGGCGGCGTGATATTAGCGGCCTCTGGTCTTACTATCTGTTTGAAGGTTTTATTATTGTTCTGGACTTCGTTAGCTGTATTCTGGCGCCGTGTTAAGTCTCTAGCATCTCGACGTTCGGTTCTTGCGGCCTGATTAGCTGTTCTTTGGGTCTGACGAGTAGCGAACTGTTCGTTTCTCAGATTCAAAGCTTTGGTATTTGCAACAGTCTCGGGGTTACTTCCAAAAGCTTTGGGGTCGCCAAAGCCGGGGAATATGTTCATGTTATCCTCTCCACTTGTGGGGGTTATATTTACTCTTCTGCGTATTTGGTTTATGTACCTTCTTTGCTAGAACGTGCTTCGACTGTTCTCGTTCCCTTTGCTCGAAGTAAGCCTGCAACGTTGAGATAGTCCATCCGTTCTTTATCTCTTCAGGCGTTAGTATAAGATCTGACACTATCGTCTCCAGTTCTTATGGGGGTTATACCGTGAGTTAGTACGTTTGGGCGAAGTGTTAAATCCCCCTGCTTTCCTCTTAGCGGGTATCAGAGCATACACTGCAGAGTCGCCTTTTCCGGGCGATCTACCAATTCTCTTCTTAAGATCTCCAAATCCGTCCTTACATTCCGTCGATTTGCCCTCAACTTGAATACCGCGACTGGTTAACTGCCACTTTGGGGCTGCAAGATCAACTTTTAGCTCTCTGTCTGGCGGTAATGCAATCGGTTCAAGGTTATTAGGGTTCAAAGCCTCCCGCATTCTCCACCACAGCATACTGCGGGTGTTAAAGAAGCCTAAATTGCCTGATTCATCCCTCTCATGGCACTCTTTGCGCCCGTCAACAGAGTAAACGTTA